CTCTTCTTTTTAGAAATCCAAATAACAGTTGAAGGATTCCATTACGTACCCATCCATTAAGAACGTTTCCAGAAAATAACTTAGGGTCTAAGTCTGATTCAGGGGCAGAAAAATAGGAAGTAGAGGAACCCTGAATGTGGACGGGTTGAGCGTTACTTACTAAGTTTCTAAACATAGGACTAGTTTACGGTTGGTTTAATCCCTCTATCGCTTAAAGCGTCAATTATCTTTGACTTAATCTCTGCGCTAGGGTCTACTGGTTGTAGTAAATGCGCTACAGACTTAGCAATTCGGTCTGCCAAAAGAAGATGTTCAATTTCTGAGACTAGTTCTTTAGAAGTTTGATAGATGTCAAATGTGGTTGCCTGGCGAGTAATGCCTTCTCCAGCCTCAACTGATTCTGTTGCTAGAGTTCCATCATCATTAATAGTAACAATGTATTTTGCTTGTGCCATTATCGGATTCCTTCAATTAGTTTTTGTTTGCGTTGATTTACAGCGATTGATACTGGACAAAAATTGCACAAATATGTCTTTGGACCTGCTTCGTCTTGGTAACGTGCCATGCCTTCAGCCTTACGTTCTTTAACTGTATTAGGTATAAGAAGTTTGCTCTTGTCTTGCCAATCTGGGCAACCTTCTTTTGGCTTATTATGTTTTACATAACAAGACATAGCGTCTTCTAGAAAAATAGAACGTGAGTCATAAAAGGTGTCATCAATTTCTGCAAGACCTTTAGAACCTCCGCCTTTAATTTGGCGAATGATTTCTTTTTTAGACTCTGGCTTTGCCCATGCTCGTAGGGGAAGAACGAACAGTTTGCCTTTATGTGGTTCACCAGATGGAAATACGTGTGTCTCACATGCAATTGCTAACAAATGGTCTTGTTCTGGGTCGCCATCAAACGGCGGTAATTCTTCTAGTTTGTCGCAAACAAGACAGTACAACAAACGAAACATAGGTTCATTTGCTGCTGGTTTTTGCCCAAGTAAAGGTACGTTACTCATTGTGCTCCTTGTAGTAGTCCAATTATCCTAACAGATTATGAGTTCCAAAGACCTAACTCTTGTTGTGTTGACGCTGCTTTCTGCTTCTCAGCACGTTTTGCAGCACGGGCTTCCATCTTCTTATCACGTTCGCTCTTTACACCAATTGCTTGACGTACAATTGATTGGTGTTTACCAGTAGTTGGACTATGGGAAGTGTCTGGATAATGCCATCCTTCTTCGTGATGAACAGCAATTGGCGTATTGTAAGACATAACTGTGTAATCAGGATTTTTTAAATTTTTAATTTGGTCTGAAAATTGAGTTCCTGATAACCAACCGTGTGAAGAAGGTGCTCCTTCTACTCCACGCATACTTGAACCTTGGAAAGGTACACGTGCCTGAATAAGTGGGCCTGCATTTGTGTTAGAAGTGCGTTTTGGCTTTGCCATTATCGTCCCATCGCTTTCTTGTGACCCTTACGGGCGCATGATTTACACACTGTATTTCCAAAATAACCCATTGGGTCTTCATGACCACATGTTGCTTTCATCTTTGACCAGTCAGGACTGGTTGACTTACGAGATGGTTCTCCGCCACGGTCTATTACATCAGCCATGATTACTTACCCTGTTTTTTTTTCTGGTCATCGTGATACTTCTTCATGGCGTTTCTTTTAGTGTAACCTTGAAATTGTTGGCTGTGTAAGTAACCATCAACCATGCTGCTTACTTCGTAGGCACCAGAAGGAGAAACTTTGTTAACAGTCATACTGCTATAGTTGCGACGCTTCGGTGAGTCTCCTGCAGCCATTGTTTTAGCCATTATTTTCCCATCGCTTTCTTAACCTTCGTAATAATTAGGTTGTTCACTTGCAAAACGTTTTTGAATTTTTCTGTTTAATTCTTCATTGGAGTATTCTTCACCTAGTGCAGCATCCATCTCATCTCGTGTAGGTGACTTTGTTACTCTACGTTTAGAGTCAGTTGCTCTGTCAGGTACTTTTGGCATGATTACTTACCTGGGTTTACCTTTGCTGGGTATTCAGAAGTTAAAAAACCATAACCGTAAAATGGGTTAAGTGATTGACGATTGTCAATCGTTGCTTCGTCACCTAGACCAGGAGTTACTTCTGTATCTGGACGAGCCTTGCGGTACTTACCATCGGTAGCACCTTCGTTAAGTCCTGCGTTCATTGAACGAGATGAATTAACTGTCATATTAGTTTCCTTCTTTCGCTGCTTGTTCTGCACGAATTCGTTCCATGCGCTTGGCACGCCCTGCCTGTGAACGCTCTGTACGAGCATCCATAGTCTTTTTACCAAGTCCTAGTCTCTCACCTGCTGCTTGTTTTGCGTACGCAAACTGTTTAGGAGAATCAGGATGTTTAGGATTTGAGGCTGCTATATGAGCCATTTTTAAGATTTCACCCATGCTGTGGTCTAGTTGTGCTACATGGGCATGGGTTTCGTTAAAGTCTGCGTGATGGGAGTGGTACTCATCAGTGCCATGAGTAGACTGCATACGATTAAGGTGTAGGAATGCTTTGCCTGTCAATGACTTGAGGCGCTCATGATGTTCTGGGCTGGACTGTGAGTATCCCTGTTCTTTAACAGTCTGTGGAGCACCTGGTAACTCGTAAGTTGGTTTTTCTACCTCTGGCTTTGTAGGTTTAAGAACAGTTGTTACCGCTGCTTTTTTAACTTCCTCAAGGTTTTCGTTTGTAACACGAACAACTTTGTCGCCAACCTTTGCTGCTCTACCAGGTTTAATTTTTGAAACATCAATTTTACCTGTTGTAGGGTCAAGTTTTTTACCAGTTTTAGTTTTTTTTGCACCTTTACGGGCAGGTTTTGGTGCGGGTGTTTCATTGGCAACTGTTACTGCCATTACACCTTTTTTAAGTTCACGGTTTTTTGCAGTGCGTAATCCTTTTTCACGTAATTTCTTTTGAGGAGAAATCATTGTTCGTTTTGCACGAGCAGAATTGGATTGAGGTTTTGGTGCTGCAGATGGACCTTGGTCTTCTTCTCCAGATACACGTGCATCAACTTTGTCTACTTTTTTAAACTTAACCCCAGGATTAGCGTCAACGTCAACTGCTTTACGTTCTGTTCCTTTTACTCCTGCTGCGCCCACACGGGCTACACGGTCTGACTCAGACTTACGGGCAGACGCTAACGCTGCCTCAGTTTCTTTAGCAATCTCTGCTTTGCGCTGTGCAGTAAGTGGGTTTGGTACTTTTTCTTTCTTTTTTGCCATTACTTAACCATTTTATTTTTGGCACGTTTGTAACGTTCTTGTGTGACGCAATTTAGACAACGTCCATTATTGCTGTGTAAAAACTCAATTGGATTCATGATAATTCCACATGTAGGACATGGTCGTGAACCTTTGTATTGAGTTGCGTTTTCAGCAATTTTCTTTGCTTGCAACTCCATTGTAATCATGCCATCGCCATCATCCATTAGGTGTTACCCAAATCATTTCTACTAGAAGCGCTGTATCCGCCAACTCCACCTGAGTACCATGATACACGTGGCTCTGTGTAATTACGGTCTACACTGACAATATCTTCAATGGTTGGCTCAATTCTTGCGCCATATCCAAAACGGTCTGGGAACAACTTAATCTGCGGAAGTGGTGGGCGAACCATTGCTTGAATGTCTTTGCCAGGTATGTTCATAATCATCAAGGCTTGAGAAACTAAACGCTCTGCGTTTGTTGACCATGGACCGTTGTATTGCCAACGTTTTGCTACTTGGTCAGGCTGTACAGGTGCACGCCATGGTTTTGTATAATCGTAAACTCCATCAACTGGTTGAGTCATTATCGCCACGCTGGTTTTAGATAAGCCATCATTGCTTGACGACGTTCGTTAATTTCACCTGGGCTTGTTGCCATAGTGTTTGCCTTACCGTCGTTAACAAGGTGAGGAGCAGGAGTAAGTTGCACTTGTGGCGCATTACGCAATGAACGGTAAACTGTTGCACCGCTAGAAGAGTCAATTACTGCTGACATTTGACGTTGAATTCCACTCATTGGGCCCATTGATTCAGGCCAAAAGTACATGGATGGTTCAACACGTTCACCTTTGTGTACACCTCGTTGATAAGATTTCTGGTTAACACGAGACTTGATGCTATCCAACAAACGGTCATCACGACGTGAGCGAATAGTGCCAAGATAACCATCTGGATATTCTGCAGATGGAACTCTTCCCACACCAATACGTGTGGCATCTAATGAGTCACGGGCTACAGGAGTTCCTGCACCACCCTGGTTGTTATAACCATACATACCGCCGCCACCAAGTGACTGCCAGTTCTGTGATGGTGAAAAGTTATTTACTCCGCCTGCCATTAGACGCCTCTATTTCGACGGTTCTTTGCAATCGTTGCATAAACTTCATTAACTGAAATCTTTTTTCCTTTATTAGTGGCACCACGACTAACGTGTGCTTGTTCTGCAAACTCTTGAGCCTTTGGCTTTGGTTGCATACGTTCTTGAGTGCTTGTTGCTTTTGATGTTGATTTCCACTCTGGGTTTGTTTCACGACCAGGAACACTGCGGTCAAAAAAGATTTCTCCACCTTCTGGGCGGCGCTCATCTGTTTTGCCTAAATCATAACCAGCAATTTGCTTTCCTGCAGAACCTGCTTTACGGGCAGCATCAAGCGTAGTTTCTTTTCTAGAAATATCTTGAAAGATTTTTTCTCCAGATTTCCAAGCACCGTGGTACTCATCATTTGAAGCAGCGTTAGCGTGTTTTTTACGAAAATCTTTTACTTGACCAGAAGTTATTGGTGCATTAGTTACTTTTTCTGCACCTGGAACAGACACCATAACGCCTGGACCCTCTGCAGGTTTAGCCGTCTTAATGTTGTGACTTGCTCCGCCTTCTTGGTTTACAACGTGTGCAAACGCTTCAGCGCTTAATGAGTCGTGCATTACGCACCTCCGAAATTGGCGCCCTTGTCTGACGTTGGCATACTTGCTTTCGGTGCATCATCCCAATTCAAAGTTGTTCCACGTGTCTTGTTTGAGTACGCAGCAGGAGAACTGCCACGTTCATTACTACGCCACGCTAAACGAGAAGCAATGCTTCCAGTGGTACCTGAACTTAATGAAAGAGGAGGAGTTACGTAAGAATTTTTTTCAACTCCACTTACATCACTAAATTGAGAAGATGAAATAGATGACATTAGCGAACGCTATTCATACCATCGTTAAAGTTTGGTGCTTGACGTCCTGAAACTGATGGAACAGTTCTTGCACTAGCCATTGTTGGACCTGCTGCTGGGTCAATTGTTGGCGCAAAGTTTACTGATGTACGGTAACGAGCACCCATACGCTCAGATGACGCTGCATTTCCTGCAGAAACATTTTTCTTATTTGCTTTTCCTCCAGCAGTTGGGTCTGCTGCTTGTGTGTTCTTTTTTGGCATTAGTTTGCCAACAGCAGGCTTTGCACTTGGTGATGTGAATGAACCTGCTTCACTACCCATGTATGCTCGTGCGCCTGATGCAATAACTTGCTCTGGTGATAATTCTTTAGCCATGCTTTTACCTGCCGCTTCATGATGATTTGAAGGTGCGCCCATGCGACGACGCATTGCGTGACCCATTGATGTCCAAGATGCCATTGTGACTCCTTAATCTATGTCCAAGGATAAGTCTTTATTAACTTGCTGTAATGGCGAATACAATGGCGGATATTTCTCCGTCACGGGATTCGATAGTTGTAAACCCAGGAATGCAAGAAAGGTCCATACCTCTTGGGGCAACGTAACCACGGGCAATTGCAATTGCTTTAACTGCTTGGTTAACGGCTCCAGCACCTACGGCACGTAGTTTTACTTCGTGTTTGTCGTAGATTGCGTGGGCAATGGCAGATGCAACGCTCTGTGGATTAGACGATGCGCTAACCCGTAGGAATGGCTCATCTGTAGGTACTACGTCGGGTGTGTTAGTCAATTGTTAGTCCTTTAGTTCGATGTGGTGTGCCACTCCTAAACTAAAGGATAGGGCTAAATACGTGGTTGGTCTCTGTATTTGCCATCTGACATTTGTTCAACAACAGCCTTTTCTATCTCATTTATATGGGTTTTGGAGACCAACCGTGCCAATGCGTATGCATCCGCAGCATTGTCATCACTAAACTCCATGCCCCAACGTTTGTATATTTGCAATAACATCTCTTGTTTTTTAGCATTTCCTTTGCCTGCTGCGTATTTCTTCAATGTCATTGGCGGAACTTTTAACGGATACTTTCTTTCGTCATCAAAAAAATCATAAATTGCCAATCTAACACAGGCTGATAACTCTCCAAGAACTAACGCTGCTTGTGACTGCAAGACAGTTCCTTCCATTGCAATATCTAAAATGTCTAGTTCTAGTTCTTCTTCAATGTAATTCATACTGTCAATTAACCATGTACGAATATCTACTAATCTTTCAATTCCAAAATAAGTAGACTTGTATACCCACGTTAAATGTTTAGTTGGGTCTTCTACAGACATTACGGTTAACGCAAACCCTGTAAGGGATTGGTCAATACCTAAAGTTACGTCACCTTTTTTAGGTAAACCACCATCAAATAATTTAGTTGGCATTGAGGGTAAACTCCATGCGTGTACGAACAAGTGTTCGTAAATCTTCTAAAGTACCCTCGTTCTTTAAAATTTTATCTACAGGATATCCATCCATATTATGTTCTGATACATGACTATTTACTGCTTCTACACCATTACGTTTAATTCGCCACAGTTGTCCGCCACGGGCGCCAATGCATTCGGCTTCGTTTATAAACCGAACATCGGAAATTACAACTTTGTCAGAAGAATGTAAATCTTTTAAAACTTGATATATCCAAATATCATCACCAAGTAACTTACGAGCCCCAACACCAATTGATTGAAGTAAATGGCGTACTTCAGGTTGAGATTTTGCAACTTCCCAACCATAGGTATCTATGAGGTGCTGTAAACGATTGCCACCAATTTGTGGATTAGTCTCATAAAGAAACTCTCTAATTTTGTCTGCAAACGCTGCTCTTGTGTACCCGTATTCCTCAACTAAAATCTTTGCTACTTCGTCTTTACCTGAACGTGCATATCCTGATAGTCCAATAATCATGGTGTGCCATAATCCTTTCGGAATGAGCGCTGGTCTGAAGTACGGCGAGTAATCTCTCTTGATACCAGTGTGGTATCACGTTCTTGATTCTGCAACATTACTTCCCACGCTTTACGTTGTACATAGGATTGGTGATGTCTGTCTTCTAAATCTTGAACTTCTTCATCCATTG